AATAGTACAGGGTCAAACTAGTATTATTGATTCACTTGTAATCAATGCTTCTAATGAGAACTTCTTAATTCAGAATGGTTCTGGTGTTAATAAGTTTACAGTTGATACAGACAATGGTAATACTAACATTGTTGGAACAATAACTGTTGGAAGTGCATCACAAATTAATTCTACTCTTGGTGTTACTGGAGTTACAAGTCTAACAAATGCTGCAGACCAAACAATTACAGGAACATATGGTGCAGATGGTGGTGTAAGAATTAGCGGTGGTGTTGGAATTACTAAGAGACTTGCTGTAGGATCTGATGCAAGAGTATATGGTAATACCACATTATCAGGAACTGTAGATATTGATAATAATACTGATGTATCTGGTAAGTTTAATATTAGTAATACTCAAGATGCCACAAGTTTTGCAGATAATTCTGTAGCATTTACTAATGATGGTGGTGCAAGAATTACTAAGAACACTTACATTGGTGGTGATCTTGTTGTTTATGACAACACTAACACAAGAGCTGCATTTACTGTTACTAATTTAACAGGAGATGGCGAGTTCCATAATGATCTTACAGTTGGAGGTAACTTAATAGTCAATGGAGCAACAACTACTGTCAACAGCACGGTCACAACTCTCGATGACCCTGTTATTACTTTGGGTGGTGACACAGCACCAGTCTCTAACGATGCTAAGGATCGTGGTGTTGAGTTCCGTTACTACGACGGCTCTGCTAAAGTTGGGTACTTCGGATTAGATAGATCATCCTTAGAATTTGCATTCTTAACAGACGCTACTAATAATTCAGAGATATTTACAGGAACTGACGGTGCATTAAGAGTTGGTTCTATTCATGTTACAGGTGCAGGACAATCTGTTGATATTGATTCAAATGCAAACATAGATGGAACTCTAACTGTAGATGGTCAAATTACATCTCAGGTATCATCAGGACCTGCTCTTGTTATTCCAACAACTGATAAGATTAATAATCTAAACGCAGACCTATTGGATAGCATGACAACTGCGACTGCAAACACTGCATCTACAGTTGTTAATCGTGACTCATCTGGTGACTTTGCTGCTAATATTATCACTGTTGCATCTGGAACTGGATCAGGTGCAGGTATTCAAGGTAACGCAATTACTGCTGACGAATGGAAGACTGCTAGAACATTAACAGTTGATGGTGTTGTAAACGGAAGTATAAGCATCAATGGTGGTTCAGATATTACACTTACAACAACATTTGATGATCCTGATATAACTGGATTATCTGGAATGACTGGTACTGGTTATGTTGTAAGAACTGCTGCTAATACTTTTGCACAAAGAACTTTACAAGTTACAGGAAGCTCAGGTATAACACTTACCAATGCTGATGGTGTTAATGGTGACACAACTATTAACGTTGCTTCTACACCTAACAATGCATCTGACAACTTAGTCTTACGTGATGGATCTGGTAACTTCTCTGCAGGAGAAATAACTGCAGATCTAAGTGGTAACTTAATTGCTAATTCCAGTACAGCAAAAACAATAATTCCTGTTAGTGATTCTACTTGGAATCTAGGATCTAATGCAAATAGATGGTTACACATTTATGGTGATAATATTACTGCAACTGATGCAACTATTACTAATATTAGTGGTGATTTAACTGGTAACTTAGTTGCATCATCTTCCACAACTAAAACTATAGTTCCTTCACAGGCTTCTCACTGGTCTATAGGACATACTACTAACAGATACTCATACGTTTATTCAGATAACTTTGTTGGAACTACAGCACAAGTAAATGTAAGTGGTGATCTAACTGGTAATTTAGTTGCATCTTCTAGTACTGCAAAAACAGTAGTTCCTGCTGCTAACTCTACTTGGAATCTAGGACATACTACAAATAGATGGGCATATGTATATGCAGATAATTTTGTTTCAACTTCTGCTAGTATTGATGATATCAATGGTGATCTAAGTGGTAATTTAACTGCATCAAATTCCTCAACTAAAAATATAATTCCTGCTGCTGATAGCACTTGGAATATAGGATCTTCCACAAACAGATATGCATACATTTATGGAGATACCTTAAATGCTACTTCTGCAACTATTACTACAACTAATGGTAATCTAAGTGGTAACTTAGTTGCTAATTCTACCTCAACTAGAACTGTAATTCCTGATCAAGATAGTGCTTGGAATTTAGGATCAACTGCAAACAGATATGCATATGCTTATGCAGATACCTTTGTTGGTGATACTGCAAATATTGGTCAAGTAAATGGTGATCTAGGTGGTAACTTAACTAATAACTCATCTAGTGCAAAAACTATAGTTCCTGCTGCTAATTCTACTTGGAATCTAGGATCAACTGCAAACAGATGGGCATATACTTACTCGAATACTTTTATTGGTACTTCTGCAACTATTGATAGTATTAGTGGTGATCTAGGTGGTAACTTAACTAATAACTCATCTAGTGCAAAGACATTTATTCCTGTTCAAGACAACACTTGGAATCTAGGATCTACCACAAATAAATGGGCATATGGATATATCAATACAGTAAATGGAGTTACAGGAACATTCACTACATTGTCTGGTGATCTAGGTGGTAACTTAACTAATAATTCATCTACTGCAAAAACATTCATTCCTGTCACAGGTTCTACTTGGAGTCTAGGATCTAACACAAATAGATGGGCATATCTATATGTTGATACTATCAATGTTGCAAATGCTATTAGTGCTAACGTAACTGGTGATCTAACAGGTAATGCTGATACTGCAACTGCCTTACAGACTGCAAGAACTATCGGTGGCACAACCTTTGACGGAACTGCTGATATTACTCCTGCTACTGCAACACAGGCAACAAACCTTAACAACCATGATACTGATAGTTTATCAGAAGGTGCTTCAAATCTATACTACACAGAAACAAGAGTACAAAACAAACTTGATAATGCGTTTGCACAGTTACAAGCAATGTTGAATAATCTTGCTACTACAACTACATTGAAACTTAATCTATCAGGAGATCCAACACCTGGTGCTGTTGTATCTCTTGGATCTATTACAGCAAGTGGTCTTGGAGGATTTACTGCAGGAACTGACGTTGCAACTTCTGGATCAGCAACTGGAACTGGATTAACAGTTGATACAACTGTAACTGATGGTGCAATTACTGCTGTTGCCTTAAACCAAGGTGGAACAGATTACTTAATCGGAGATACTTTAACAATCACAAATGCTAATGCAGGTGGTGTTGCTACATTGAACCTTGGATCATTAGTAACTGGAACTGGTGGATTCAGTAATGCAACTGCTGTTGCAACAACTGGTGGATCAGGAACAGGATTAACTCTTGATACTACAGTAGATGCATCTGGAGCACTCACAAACCTTACAGTGAACGCTGCAGGAACTGGTTATGCAAATGGTGAAACAATTACACTTACAAATCCTAATGCAGGTGGAGTAGCTACAACAGATACTCTTGTCGTTGGAACTGGTTATATTAACGGAACTGGACTTGCAACGACTGGTGGTGGGGGAAGCGGTTTGACAGTTGATGTTACTACATCAGGTGGTCAAGTAACTGGAGTTACAGTGAACGCTGCAGGATCAGGATATGCTGTTGATGAAACCATTACCATAACCAACCCTAATGGTGGTGGAGTACAAACACTAGGATCTATTGCTACTGCAGGAACAGGATATGCTGATGGAACTGGTATCGCAGTTGTTGGAGGAGGTGGAACTGGATTAACAGTTGATCTCACTACATCAGCAGGAGTAGTTACTGGTGTTGCAATCAATGCAGATGGATCTGGTTATGCAGCATCTGACGTTGTTACTATTGTAAATGCTAATGGATCAGGTGCTAAGACTCTTGGTTCTATTACAACAGCAGGAACTGGATACTCAGCAGGAACTGGAGTTGCAACAACTTCAGCTGGATCAGGAACTGGTCTAACAGTTGATACTACAGTTGATGAAAATGGAGCAATAACTGCTGTTACAATCAATGATGATGGATCTGGTTATGCAGCATCTGAAGTTATAACTATTGCAGGGGGTAGTGGAACTGCTCAATTTACTGTGTCAGAAATACATGGTAATGGTTGTACAATTCCTATATCTGCTGTATTTGGCAATGATGCAACCTTTGATGTTGCAAGTGTATTTGTTGATGGTTCTATCAACATTGCTACTGTATTCACAGATGCAACATTCTCACTCGCTGACATCACAGCGATGGAAGTCGGTGCAACTCTAACAGGAGCAACTAGTGGAACTGTTGGAACTATTACTGCTATGGATAGCAGTTCTGTTACTGTTGATAATGTAGATGGATTCTTCAAAGTAGGAGAAACCGTTGGTGCTAATGATGTTACTAACTTGACTATTAATTCATTCGGATAATAACAAATGTCTGCTACTAGACCCTCAAGTAAAACTGAATTAAAAGACTATGCCCTTCGTAGATTAGGTTATCCTACGATTGACATAAACGTCGCTACTGAGCAGTTAGATGACTTAGTAGAAGAAGCTATTGATTACTACCAAGAATATCATTATAACGGAAGTTATAAAGCATTTCTTAGAATAGAAGTAACCGAAGCAATAAAAAATAATGCACAAGCATACTCTCAAGAAGGTTCTAGTGCATGGTATGGAATTAATAATTATGTTGATACTGCACCTGGCACGTTAGGTATCAATCATGTATATACAAGTATTGGTGCATCTAGTATAGTACCAGGAAATATTTTTAATATTAAATATCAGATATTTTTGAATGACATCTATGCTATGACGCATGGACATATTTTACACTACTTCTTAACCTCACAATATCTTGAAACTCTTGATTGGATTACTAACTCACAGGCAAATCGTAGAGTAAAATGGAATGAACATCAAGGTAGATTATATCTTGATATGGATTGGAGTGACTTTGAAGTTGGTGACTACATACTAGTAGACTGCACAATGAGGCAAGATCCAGATACATATACAGGAATGTATAATGATAACTGGTTAAAGGATTACGTTGAAGCATTATTCCAACAACAGTGGGGTAGGAACTTAAGTAAGTATGATGGGATTCAAATGCTAGGTGGTGTTACCTTAAATGGTAGACAGATCCTAGAAGATGGATCAACTTTCAAATCAGATCTTGAAAAAGAACTTCGTGATCGTTACGAAATTCCACCTATGGATATAGTGGGGTAATTAAATGGCTATCTCAAACACACCTGCACAAGATTACGTACAGTCTGACTATTCTCATAGTGCACGTTTTAAAGCAAACGGTTCTGCACAAGAGCAAAAGTTCATTGAAAACCTAGTAGTAGAAAGCATTGAAATCTATGGTCAAGACATATATTATGTTCCGAGGACTATTGTCAACCGCGACACAGTTTTCGGAGAAGATTCTGACGGAAAGTTTGAATCAGCTAAACCAATCAGAGCCTACGTCAATAATGTCGAAGGATGGGAAGGACAAGGTGAGTTACTTACAAAATTTGGAATACGTATCGAAGATAAGACGACGTTTATATTCTCCCGTGAAAAGTTTAAAGAAAAAGTGGACGACTCTACAACACTTAATGTCGAAGGACGACCAAACGAAGGGGATCTAATATGGTTTCCTATAACTAAACATTTATTTGAAATACAATTTGTAGAAGTAGAAAGACCATTCTATCAGTTAGGTAGAAACTTTGTATGGGAATGTCAGTGTGAACTCTTCGAGTACAGTGACGAAGCGATTGATACAGGCATTGCAGAACTAGATGCTATCGAAACTGCATTTGCAAATGCTATTACAGTAGGTCTTGCTACTGGTGGTAGCGGTGACTTTACAGCAGGTGAGACTGTTACAGGTGGTTCATCTAATGTAACTGCTGAAGTTAAGTCTTGGGATTCTGCTACTAGAACTCTTATTGTTATAAATCGTTCTGGAACATTTACTGTTCCCGAAACCATTACTGGTGGAACATCGAGTGCGTCTTGGACAACCGCATCTTATAATACTATAGATAATAAGAACATCGAGTACGATCAAAACATGGAGTTTGAGACTGCTGATGATGATATTATTGACTTCTCCGAATCTAATCCATTTGGAACTGTTGGAAACACTACTGACTTGACAATCTAATGCTAGGAACATACGCTTACCACGAAATATTCAGAAAGACCATTGTTGGTTTTGGAACTCTCTTCAACAATATTGAATTGAGAAGACAGAATGAGGTTATGAAAGTTCCTCTTGCATATGGTCCTAAACAAAAATTCTTAGCACGTTTAGATCAAAACCCTGATCCTACAAATAAAAGAGTACAAATAACATTACCTAGAATTTCTTTTGAAATTGCAGGTATGAATTACGATCCTACAAGAAAAGTATCTCCTACTCAAAAGATAAAGATATCAAAAGACGTAGATGAAAATTATAATACTTACATGCCAGTTCCATATAATTTAGATTTTGAACTAGCAATTATTTCTAAGAACCAAGATGATGGTCTACAAATTTTAGAACAGATATTACCTATATTCCAACCTCATTATAATCTACCAGTCAAGTTATTGTCTGCAATGAAAGAGATAAAGGATGTTCCTGTAGTTTTACAATCTATAGACTATGAAGATGATTATGAGTCAGACTTTACTTCTCGTAGAGCAATCATCTATACACTAAGGTTTACTGCAAAAACATATCTATACGGTCCTGTTACAGAACACAAGATCGTCAGAAAGGCAAAAGTCGATTACTATTCATCTACAAATACAACTACAGCACCAAGACAGGTTCGTTATACTACTACACCAGAGGCATGGACTGATAAGGATGGAACTGTAGTAACTACCTTGTCTGCTAATATTACTGCTGCAACTACTAACATTCCAGTTGCAAGTGCAACAGGTGTTGCTAAGTGGGATGATCTTTATATTGGTAGTGAGCAGATGAAAGTTACTGGTATAACAGGTAATACTGTTCATGTACAAAGAGGTCGAAATGGAACTGTAGCAGCAACTGCAGTAGGTGGAGCAAACGTATTTAAACTTGATGCAGCTGATGACGCATTAGTCACTGCTGATGATGATTTTGGTTTCAATGAAACTACATCATTCTTCCAAGACATGAAGAAATACAACCCTGTGAGTGGTCAAGATGAATCCATTTGAAGGACTAGATAAGACTTTCGGAACTGAACCTTCCGAACTTAAAAAACATGTAGAAAAGGTAAAACCATCACTAAAGAAAAGTGAGCAAGAGGACATAGTAAAAGACTATGAAGCATCTCGTGCTCAACTACATAACTTAGTGATGAAAGGACAGGAGGCAGTCGATGGAATACTTGACGTGGCAAGAGCGTCAGATCATCCTAGAGCTTATGAAGTGGCAGGTCAACTTATTAAAAATGTAGGTGATGTTGCTGATAAGTTAATTGATCTTCAATTAAAAATAAAAGAATTAGATAAAGAGGAGAAGAAAGGACCTACGAATGTTACTAATGCCATGTTTGTAGGTAGCACATCGGATCTTCAAAAAATGTTAAAGGCACAAAAGAACATAAATAAAGATACTGAAACAACATAGACACGACAATGACAGTACTTAATGTATTAAGCACTAACACTATAGCAGCAGGAGCAACTGAATATCAGGTGATCCAGACTGGATTCTATAGAGTTGGTTCCACTGCAGGTGCAGCAACTGTAACCTTTGGTAGTGGTCCTGCAATCACACTTGTGCAGAATGAGTTCATTCTTGTAAAAGGTGGTAAGCCAGGTCAAGCACAAATTATAAAGGCAGTCTCAGATTCTACTGGAGATTACTTTGTTGGACAACATCTACAAGATAGTTCTGCCAACCATCCATTCTCTGTAGGAGATTTTATCGCTGTTGTAGATAACGGTACTAGTCCTTCCATAGACAGTAACTTCTTATCAGCAGGAACGGCAGGTAAAAAAATAACTGCTGCAAATAATGTTAATATGTTAAGCACAGATATTGATTCATCAAGTGCGTCTGCTGATTATACATATTCATCAGGCAATAAAGCACTAGTTCAACGCTGCGTAAAAATCGCTGCTGCTACCAGTGCGGTTATCGTAGAAGAAGTGCAAGTAGTTGGTGGGTAATGGAAACCTGTAAAAAGGGACAATACTATTGTAACACTGATAAAAAGTGTAAACCTATTCCTGATGGACATACAGTTCGTGAAGATGGGTTTCTAGTGAAAGAGGCGAAGAAGTACTACGGTGGTAAGAACACTAAACCTAAAGGGTTTGGAACTGACCAACGAGGACCTATCAATCAAGAAGCGGAACGTATTGTTCGTGGTATGAAAGCGAAGAGTGCAGGTCGTTTTAAAAAATTATATGGGAAACGTGATAAGGAAGTAATGTATGCTACCGCTAACAAGTTGGCACAAAAAGAACAATTAAAAGTTATGTATTATCAGGATTTCATCAAATTAGTGGAAGGCAATCCTACAACACGTATGTTAACTAAGTCTAAGACAAAACAGACTGGTAATATAAGTGCTGATAGGGGATCTGATGAGAAAACAAATCGAGAAAAACGCAAAGGTCTCGAAAAAGATTTAAAGAAAAAAGGCATTGGTTACAAAAAAGGTGTAGGAGAGTATAAATACAAATCCGATGATGGCAAAGAAGGTACAGGTCGTGAGGTTACATACCAAACAAGTCCTGGCAAAGGAATGTCAAAACGTAGATTCGGAAAAGTAATGCGTCGTTTAGGACGCAAGCATGGTCAAGAGTCAGTCATTACAAAAGACAAAGACAAACCTGCAAGACTACACGATACACAAAGTAAAAAACCAGGCAAATCTGCAAATCTAGGGAAATCCAATCCAGGTAAAAATCCAAAGGGTGAAGGCGAGACATCAGGAACCAAAATTAGAAGTGGAAAATTACCAAAAACAAACAAAAAAGCGTATCACTACAATTAAGAACGCTATAGAAGACCTACAAAAAGAACATGATGAAGGTTGTTGTAAGCAACCGTCTTCAAAGCAAAACAACAAAACCATTTAGGTATTTTTGCTTATAAATAATTGTGTAATGGAGTTGAAACTATCATGTCCCACTACACGGTTGGTTACCATAATAACCTAAATCAGCATTTTGAAATATGCGAGTACGCCGATACCGCATATGACGCAATAGAACACAGTAAAGAGGATGTCTCGTATCTACACGAGCATCCTTCTTTTATTGATTATTGCAAACAAATTCCAATCCGAACAGAGGTAGATAACGTCTTCCTTTCTAGGGCATGTGGAATACCAATGGGGTGTTAACTATGAAAAATTTACCAATAACATCCTCGTTAATTATCTTTGTAACTATAGGCACAGCACTATGGTTTTATCCCCAATACGCTTGGGCACATCCAATATTAGTATGAAAAAATTTAATACATGGGTCTTGGATACTACAATCTATATCCTTGACTTTCTCTACAGAGGTAGAGACTTCCAGAGGTTCTGGGTTCTAGAGGTGATAGCAAGAGCACCTTACTTTTCATTTATCAGTGTGTTACATTTTCGTGAATCATTAGGACTTAGAGGCGAAGAACACATATACTTAATGAAGGAGCACTTCTATCAAGCATTAAATGAGACCGAGCATCTGGAGGAAATGGAGACTAGGGAGGGCAATAAGTACTGGATTGATCGGTTCTTTGCCAAGCACCTTGTTCTGGTTTATTATTGGATCATGGTTGGGTATTATCTCATTGATCCTGTTAACGCTTATGACATCAACATGAAGATAGAGAAACATGCATATGAGACATATACAAAATATAGTGCATGGCATCCAGAAGATAAGAAGATAGCAGAGATAGCAGAAGACGAATTAAAGCATGCAAAAGAACTACACCACGCAATGTCAATGATATGATTGTCTGGAGTATTGTATGGATGATTGCAATACTTGTAATTTGTGTGAGTGTTGTGATATACTACATATTAAGATTCGATCATTTCTGGCCAAATGAATAAGATTTTCATTACATGTATTGTTGGTGCAATAGCATGGTGTGCTGCCTCAGCATCAGCAGGAACTCTTATTGATATTGATCGTGAACAATTTTATGATGATCTTTGGGAAGGGTATAGAAAGGCAGTCATAGAAAAAAATATGGAAAATGCTACCCCTGTTGAAGATTCTATAAATAGTGCACTAGAGGATTTTTGGGAGCAAGAACATGGGAGCAATGGTTCCACCAAGTCGGAAGAGTTGTTACAACTTCCGAGTAGTGTCGATTGATAGAGTTGTTGATGGTGATACCATTGACGTTTCAATAGACTTAGGATTTGATCTTATTAAAAAAGAAAGAGTACGCGTAGCAGGTGTTGATACTCCTGAGAAGAGAACTAGAGACTTAGAAGAAAAAGCATTAGGTATTGATGCTACTAACTGGATGAAGAAAAATTTAGAGGAGACTTTAGATGGAGATGAGGAACTTACTATCAGAACCGAACTCGTCGGTGGCATGGGTAAGTATGGTAGGCTTCTTGGTTGGTTATATGTCGGGGATGATGATGTATCACTTAATGAAAAAATGATTGATGAAGGATATGCATGGGCATATGATGGTGGTACAAAACAGAAAAATTTTGAAGAGTTGAGAGAGATAAGAAGATCAAAAGGAACTTTACTTGAGGGATAATGGCACAGCAGGAAGTATACTTAGGTAATCCTAATCTTAAAAAAGCAAACGTTTCTCAGAATTTTACTAAGAAACAAGTTGCTGAGTATTTGAAATGTGCAGAAGATCCTATCTACTTTATTAGAACATATATTAAAATCGTTTCACTAGACGAGGGTATCATACCATTTAAGATGTATGATTTCCAAGAGAGTATGGTAGGTAAGTTTCATAAACATAGATTTAATATTGCTAAGTTACCTCGTCAGTCTGGTAAATCAACAATCGTTACAGCATATCTATTATGGTATGTGCTATTCAATGATAATGTAAATGTCGCAATCCTCGCAAACAAAGCCCCAACTGCAAGAGAAATGTTGGGACGCTTACAATTATCTTACGAGAATCTTCCTAGATGGTTGCAACAAGGTATCTTGGGGTGGAACAAAGGAAGCTTGGAGTTGGAGAACGGAAGTAAGATCCTCGCTTCAAGTACTAGTGCTTCTGCTGTTCGCGGTATGTCCTTTAACATTATATTTCTGGACGAGTTCGCGTTCGTTCCGAATCATATTGCTGAACAGTTCTTTGCTAGTGTGTATCCTACTATATCTTCTGGTAAAAAAACAAAAGTTATTATTATTTCTACACCTCATGGGATGAACCAATACTATAAGTTATGGCACGATGCTGAACGTGGTGCTAATAACTATGTTTCAACTGAGGTTCATTGGTCTCAAGTACCTGGCAGAGATGCTAAATGGAAACAACAAACTATTGAGAATACATCTGAAGCACAGTTCAGAGTTGAGTTTGACTGTGAGTTCTTAGGATCTGTTGATACTCTTATATCTCCTAGTAAATTAGGTTCTATGCCATATGATGATCCTATTAAACAAAACAGAGGTCTAGCAATATATGAAGAAAGAATAGAAGATCATAATTATATTGTAACTGTTGATGTATCTCGTGGTATTGGTGGTGACTACTCAGCATTCTGTGTTGTAGATACTACAACCATACCTTACAAATTAGTTGCTAGATATAAAAACAATGAAATAAAACCAATAGTCTTACCTAATATTATTGTTGATGTATGTAAACATTATAATAATGCATACGTTCTATGTGAGGTAAATGATATAGGTGGACAGGTAGCAGACATCATTCAATATGATTTGGAATATGAGAATCTATTAATGGCTGCTATGCGTGGTAGAGCAGGTCAACAACTAGGACAAGGTTTCTCTGGTAAGAAAACACAACTTGGTGTGAAGATGAGTACTGCAGTTAAACAAGTTGGTTGTTCTAATCTTAAAGCATTAATAGAAGATGATAAATTATTAGTTACAGATTATGACACTATATCTGAACTGACTACCTTTATTCAGAAAGGTCAATCATTCCAAGCAGAAGATGGATGTCATGATGATCTTGCTATGTGTTTAGTAATGTTTGCATGGATGGCTATGCAAGAATACTTTAAAGAGATGCACGATAATGATGTGAGACAAAGAATATATGATGACCAAAGAGAA